TTTCACCTCAACGTTGGTTTACTTGTTGGTAAGGATGACAATCCTCGTGTTGCATTAAGCAACCCGACCCCCTTATGGGATTACTACAATACGACCATGGTTGGAGCTCAAAATAAGCTCAGAGTGCATCGACGTTTTATTCATTATAACAAAGCCTTGTTGAAAAAGTATTCCGATAAAGGGAAGCTTAATTTCTTCCTACCCCTCGAGAGGGGTGGACTTGGTTTTATACCACCTCCTTTATTACCGTTCAACATAACTCCCTTTCAGTATCTATTCGCTCGTTTCCTAGAACGTAAGGCTCGTGATTTAGTGTCACATAACGAATCACCTAATCTTAAAATTGGGATTGCCCGCGAGGGTCGTTCTTCTTCTTTGGATTTACCGGATCCGATTCGTTATGGTAATCTTCGGCTTTTAACTTTGTTTGGTCCACATCCTGAGAAGTTTAGGGATTATGAATTATATAGAAAGAGTTCGGTATCAGAACCAATCCTAGCTTTCGAACACTCAGCAGAGAAACCTGTTATGCGAATGGTTGCCCCAAATAAGGAAATTTATGATTTCACTAAATGGTACAATTCACCCGATAATAAGAATGATCGCTATGTGAACGAAGAATCTAAGGAAGATTATCGATCTTGGAACTATTCTGTTCAGTTTCGCAGCGCTGTGTCTTATGTCTATGGTGATGAGTTTGATATCGAGGAGGTTGAAAACCTCGACTATATCAGATCATACCTCGACCTCGAGTAGCGGAACGAATGACGACCTGGAAAGTCGTAAAACTTACCATGGGGTCTGAGGAGCTAAGTGAGCCAAAACGGTGGATGATTCGTGCGTATAGTGCTACGACAATTTATTGTTGTAATCTGTAACAGAAACTAGGAATCATTCTTAATATTTACGTGCTAAATCGTCAGGAGAAATCTTCTCCCTTGGCGTAAACGCCGACAGACTGCACGGCTCAAGGTCATCTCTCCTTCGATGAACAGTCGGACCTTTGGCAAGGTCGTATCCCATACAAATGCCTCCCAAACAATCTAATTCTTCAAAGAATAAGAAAAAGAATAATAATAATAACCCAAATCAGAGATCCTCAATGAATAAGAAGATGAATCGATCTCAGCGTGTCGTCAGTAATCC